AGATGACATCATCTCTTGAACATCAGCGATGACATCTTCTCCAGATTTTAGAACTAAGACTTTAATTGTCATTTCGTATCTTAATTAATATGGTAGATTCCTATAGCCGCTATTCCTGAATCTACCAAAGGGGAATACCGCAGTCGTAGGTAGCGAAACAAACGACAGATATATTATAGCAAAGAAAAAGCACCCTGTCAAAGGGTGCTGATCCATCTCGAACTAATGTTATTTAGAGCCAGTCTTTTCTAGCATGATGTTCTGGAACAATTTTACCTACAGTAACTGTAAGTAATCCATCCTCAAATTTAACATCCCTGACTTCTGTATCATCAGAAACTGCCCATGATCTATTGAAAGATCTTTGTGCTAATCCTTGATGTGCATAATCTACATCATCTTTCTTATCTTTGTTTCCCTCTACAACCAGTTTACCATATTCAGTATAAACTTTTACTTCTTTCTTTTTGAATCCTGCAAGAGCAATCTCTAGTCTAGATTCTACATTGTTTACATGAATAATATTATATGGTGGATAATTCTGTTGTGTAGTTTCAGTGAAGAAACGATTGAGGTATTCATCCATTCCAATACTATTTCTAGAAATTTTATCTAAAAGATCTGGAAGATTGGCAGCATGATACCTTGCTAGGTTAGTCATAATAGTCTCCTTTAAAAGCGAGTGTGAATTGTGGATCCTTTCGGCATCCAATACTAATTATAACATAAACTCAGAGAGTCGTGTTCGGGTATCCTCCCAATCCTTTACATGATGTGGAAAACCGCCCATCTCTTTTAGTGTTTTTGCTAAAGGATAATCATTTTGGCCCTCTAACATCATATCACCAAAAAAATGTATCTCATCTTCTGAATTAAAATCTGTGAGTATTTGACTCTTATCACTATCAGATATATCAAGACCAGTTTCACCACCTATCTGAATATTCAGATCAGGAAACTCACTTTTAATTCTATCTGACATTAATATTCTTTCAGTAGTATTGATATCCCATTTCACATATTCTTTTCTATATTTCATACTATCATCACCTCTTCCAAGAACACTAAAGTTTATTCCACCAGGTCTGTGTTCAATATGATTACCTGTTTTATGTGGGAACGTGCTGTAGTCTAATTCATCACTAATAAAGTTAATTAAACTTCTTGTTGGTTTCCATTGTGATCTATAAACATTTTTATCTTTAACATATACATCTGCACCAGAACAATTATAGACTCTTATCGATCTATTGTAGATATCAAGACCTACCTGTTCTATTGTCTTTGCTCTATCACTACCAGTAACAAGATAGACATCATAGGTGCAACAGAATTTAATCATGAAGCACATAAACTTAAAGTCTATTTGTTGACGACTCTGTGTTAGAGTTCCATCAACATCAAAGATAAATTTTTTCACTTACTCAGGATCTGTCGTTTTGTTTTTCTTACCGATGTTATACTTCTGTTCTAGAATCCAATCACCTTTATCCTTAAAAGATAAAACTTTAATTTGGTTCAGTGGTGCAATGTCTGCAACTGAATCTTCTTTAACAATAGTAATCAATCCCCAGTCTGCTAAAAGACGAGTGATACGATTTCTACGTTGAACATCGTTAATAGTAAGGTTAGCATGTTTTCCATCAAGTGCAAAGAGCTCCTTGAAGTGAACAATAAAATACTTACCTTGTTTGTGTAGTATGTGACAACTTTGATATAACTTCTTTTCTTTTCTGGATGCCACTCCAATTCTTGTGAGAGTTTCTCTTACCTTTAAAAAATCATCTGGTTCATTTAAGACCACTTCTAGCATCTGATCTTGAGACCAATCTACAGTAGGTTCAACCGTCATAGTCATTTCATTCCTCCAATGTCAAGTCGTTGTTTAATAAAATTAATTTGTTCAGGGGTTAATATTTTCAAAGCATTAGATGCTTTTTCGTTACTATAGCCATAGTATTGTTTGACGATTTCAAGATCCGTGACTTTATCCTTACGGAGCCAGGGAGAAAATCTTCTCTTTTTCCTAAGTGTATTTAGATAAAAGGAATATTGAAGGTCTTTATCTAAGTTAGGAAACTTATTCATCTCGTTGGCAAACATAATACAATCCAGATGGCCAGATAGACAACGGTTAACAATGTATGGAGGATACTTACTGATAGCATCAGGATCTTCTTCTATCAGGTTCTGTTTCGTAAAGTTGATAGAGTTCAACCAATCTTTTAATTCTGTCATTTGTTTGCCATCTCCTGTTTTTGTTGTTCTAATCTTCTTTTCTGACTCTCATTATACTTTGGTCGAAAACAAAGTTCTTGGCATATTGGTCTAGGCCATGGATTAAGTGCTAATGATATTCTATCACCAACATAGTTCTCTTCCACATTGTGACGTATTCCTGGCCCAAAAACAATTAATCTATTTGTTTTGGGTGTAAATTTTCTACCATCTTCAAACTCCAATTTACCACCTTTTAAATCTTCGTCAACATAAGGATAGTATACCATAGAACAAAGTGGATAAGAAGTTTTATTTTCTGTTAAATTTAATCTATCATCTTGATCACAATGCCATCCTGCAGGGCGAGTGTTAATACGAATCCATGTTTCATATCCAATGGCAGAAGATATATCAATATGCTTACCACCTATCTCTAACAAAGTCATGCATTCTTTTTTGCATGGATGATCTTGATCCATATCAAACCAATAGATATCAAGGTCATCTATGGGAGGAGCCCATTTACCCTCATGTTCTACAGCACTTCTACAGACAGCAACATTAGAGTCTTTGTCTAAAGCATCATCAATAACATGAACATCAAACTTCTTCATCAAAATAATTTGCACAAGAGCAAACAAGATTACGATCACCATAAACATTATCAATTCTTGACACTGCAGGCCAGAACTTATTAGTTTGATTTACAGGATATGCTGCTTGTTCTCTTGTATAATTATACACCCATTCCGAAGAACATACAACCTTTGCAGTATGTGGTGCATTCTTTAGTATATCTTTATCAGTGAAGATTTCTCTACTTATCATCTCCATTGCATCTACAAATCTTTTAAGTTCATCTAATGATTCACTCTCAGTTGGTTCAACCATCATAGTGTTTAATACAGGCCATGATAACGTAGGTGCATGGAATCCATAATCCATCAATCTTTTTGCAACATCCTCTGCAGTGACGGGTAATGTTCTACAATCAAATATACATTCATGTGCGATTCTATCATTAGCACCTTTATATAACACTTTGAAGTATGGATCTATCTTATGTGCCAACCAATTAGCAGTTAGTAAAGATACCTCTGTTGCTTTCTGCAATCCGTCACCACCCATCATACGGATATACATCCAACTGATAGGAAGTATGCTTGCACTACCATATTCTGCTGACGATACTCTATGAGTAACAAAGGATGTTAAGTGCTTTGCAACACCGATAGGCCCTACTCCTGGCCCACCACCACCGTGTGGTATACAGAAAGTTTTATGTAGATTTAGATGACATACATCTGCACCATAATCACAAGGTTTTGCAAGACATACCTGTGCATTTAGATTAGCACCATCAAGATATACCTGACCACCATTATCATGAACTATTCTACAGATATCTTTAATTGTAGATTCAAACACACCATGAGTTGACGGGTATGTAATCATTATACAAGATAGTTCAAATGTATTCATTATTGCTTTCTTCTCTAAATCTTTCAAATCAATATTTCCGTCATCATCACAGTTTACAGGAACTATCTTCATACCTGCCATGACTGCTGATGCAGGATTAGTTCCGTGTGCACTTGTAGGAATCAAACATACATTTCTCTTATCATCACCCTGACTTCTATGGTATTCTTGTATTGCCAATAGACCCGCATACTCACCCTGTGATCCTGCGTTAGGTTGTAATGATATAGAATCAAATCCTGTGATCTCACACAACCATCCTTTTAATTCATTGATGATAATATCATATCCTTCAGTTTGACTTCTGGGTGCAAATGGATGTATATTAGCAAACTCAGGCCATGATACAGGCATCAGTTCTGCTGCTGCATTTAATTTCATAGTGCAACTGCCAAGTGGTATCATACCATTGACAAGAGAAAAATCTTTTTGAACTAACTCATTAATGTATCTCATCATATTAGTTTCACTATGATACTTTTCAAAGACATCTTGTTGCAACCAAGGTTTAGTTCTCTCTGGTATACTCAACCATCTATAATCTCCTATAGATTCAATCACATGATCAATCGTATCCCATTTATTAACTAGATCTTGTTGTGACCATATAATTTCTTTTATCTCTTGAAGAGTAGTAAGTTCATCTAATGTTATTATAGTATAACCATCTTCATATCTAACATTATATCCTTCCAAAGCAAGGAAACTTTTAAATCTTATTGTGTCAAATCCCTCTGCTTTATCAACCTCTATTCCTAACCAAGATAATCCAGTCATTAAAGTTTGTCTATAAAGTAATATTCTTTTTGCTATTGTTTTAAGACCTTCTGCACCATGATATGCAGCATAGAAACCAGACATGTTTGCTAGTAATGCTTGTGCTGTGCATATGTTAGATGTTGCCTTATCCCTTCTTATATGCTGCTCTCTTGTCTGTAGTGCTAGTCTTAGTGCTTTATTACCTTGACTGTCTATTGATTGACCTACAATTCTACCAGGTATTTTTCTTTTATACTTATCAGTTACAGCAAAGAACGCAGCATGTGGCCCACCAAATCCCATTGGTATACCAAACCTTTGCATACTACCAACTGCAATATCAAATCCCATCTCTCCTACAGGTTTCATCAACACCTGACACATAGGATCTACAACTGCAATCTTCATACATTTATAAATTTCTGCACATCTTAGTAATCCATCATATTGATTTAATTTACCATGATTATCTGGCATTTGCACAAGAACTCCAAATGC